TTCCTTTATATTTAATATTTTCTTTTTTTAACTTTTTTGCCTTTTTTCTTTGCAAAAGCTTTTGCTTTTTTCATTCCAGCTTTACTGTATGAAAACTTTTTTTTTCCTACCATTGGCATAATTTATTTCCTTTTATTAATTGGTATTTGTGGGAGAAATATCGCTAGACAGGATCTCCCACAAATTTTGTATTATCTTCTGATAACGAATGTAATTACACACTCACAAGCAGTTGAAGAACCACCATCAGTTATCATTTCAATTGATCCAGCTTCCTCAACTCTGTTTGCTGCTGTAGGTTCTGCTGTGTCCACATCACCTGCTGCTGATCCAGATTGAGTAACTGTAATTCCACCACCAGTTATAGCAGTTCCACCTATTTCAAAAGATAGAGCTGCGTTAGCAGATGATATTGCATTTTTAATTGAAGTTAAAATTTTAATAACATTTCCACCATCAGGCACAGGTACAAAAGTTGAACCTGCTGTACTGATGTCAGTAATTTTAGCTGTTATAAAATAATCGTTTAATGTTCTCATGTTTTTTCCTTTATTTGCTTCGTTCCGACTTTAAAAATCTTCAAAGACCAAACAAAATTGTTAATTGATATTATGAGGGAGTAAAAATACCCCCTCATAAAAGTGATAACTACTATGAAGTAGTTAAATCGAATATACCACCTGAAGCAGCTTGGTTTCTTGACTCAAGAGTGTATTCTGCAAGTAAGAATTTCTTCTGTGCATCACCACTTTGAGCTAAGTCTGCAAGTTGGAAGTCTCTTAAAAAAGAAACTGCAAACATATCAGGTTGTAAAACATAAGCTGATCTAGCTTGTTGGAATCTATTTGGTACAGCAGTTAATGCTCCAAAATCAGATTCATATATATCAACAGACGCTACCAATCTTTTGTTTTCTGCTGGATCAAATCTAGTAGATCCACCAGTAAAGCCTGATAGTTTTTGTTTGTTGAAAGAGCCAAGCATAATCATTGATGGATCTCCACCAGAGTCCCAACATTTTTTCACAACATCTTTTAGTTGTGCTTCTGTGAAAGCTCTTTGAGTTCCAACAACCCTTACATCAGTACCATCACCAGTAGGATCAGCAGGAGTTGGTGAACCAGCAGATGCCTTGTTAGTGTTAGTAGCAATCCAAGTTTCAATACCAGCAAGTTTTCTTGCAGTAGTATCGTTACCAGTTACAGGAGCTTGGTTTAACAATAGAGTAGTTTCCATATCTCTTTTTAGCTCTTTTGAAGCTTTAGAAATTTGGTAAGCCATTTCATTGTTTCTACCAGCTTTTGATACTGCTTCTAAAGTACCAGAAACGATTACAGCTTTTCTTGAAATCTGTGTTCTGTTTCCAACTCTAGTAGTTGCAACCATAGCATTAAAAGCTACTTCATCACCTTCAATTTGGTGATTGTTAGAAGCTGCTGCAGCTAAAGCATCTGTTTGCCATTCATGGTAAACAGCAGTTGCTTTGTTCTTGCCAACATTTGACATGAAAGGAGTATCAGTTGGACTTATTGAATAAATAATATCCGATAAATCTTCTCTTTCCCCTACTGCATCATATTGGCTATATGTGTTTGTTATTTGTGCCATTATTATTTTCCTTTGAGGTTATTTATTGTTAATCATATCTAGGAATATGCTAGAAGCATCTTTGACACTTCCAGATTTTCTTAGACGACTAAACTTTTCTTTTCTAGCTTTCTGATTTAATTCAGTTTTGCCTTGTTTAACCCCTGACGAAAAAACTTTGCTTGGTTTAGAAATTTTTTTTGCTAAATTCGGTTTTGAATTTTGCATACTTCTATATTTCATAGCATCATTAACCAACATCACTATTCTATGATCGTACACTTGAGCAACTTCTTGGTCGTTAAACCCATAATTGTTCAATGTGCTTTTCATATTAGCTTTTAAATTTGAAGCCTTTGCTGGATCAGAAAATTCAGGCATCTTAGATACTAATTTTCTTTGTTGATCTTGCAAAAATGTTTCAAATTGTTGCTTTTGTTCTGTTTGAGCTTTTTGTAAAGATTGATTTAAAGCATCTTGCTTTTTTTTCAATTTTCTTTCCACTCTTGCAGCTTCTGTTGGATCTTCGTCATACAGTTTATCTAAATCGGCAGAATTAATTTCTGCGTTTAAATCCTGTTGAGCAACTGACAAACTTTGATTTAACTCATTTAGCTTTTGAGAATAATCTAGTCTTTGCTTTTCAGACTCAGATTGAAAATTCTTTCTATCATTAGAAAGTTCTTCAGTCTTTCGTCTATAGTCAGCATCTCTCTGATAACCATTCCTCAATTCATCAAGGGTAACATCAAATTCTTGACCAGCAACTTTTACTTTGTGAAGTTGATCTTCGGTGGAATCTGGTTTCTCTTGAACATCAGACTGTTCTTCGTCTTGAGATACATCTTCGGAAGTTTCCTCTTGCGATTCTTCTTCCTTTATTTCCTGTTCCTGTGGTTGATCGGTTTCCGATTCCTCATTTTGTGGTTCAGGAGAATCTTGTTTAATTTCTTCTTTTGGTGGTTCGCTTTTTCCAATTTCTTCTTCTTCTTTTGGGTTTAGCAAACCAAATACTGCATTTGCAGCTTTATCAACATCAGTTTGTGCTTCCTTTAATGGATTGGCATTGTTTGACATATATTTTCCTTTTTAAGTTAAGTTCCTCTTATGAGGTTGACTTATCCTAAACTTATTTGTTTAGAATTTTTGTTTTTTGATACTGTTTCGATAATCTTCTAATTGTTTAGAAGCTAGTTTTCCTGTATCTAAAATTTCAAATAAATTTTGTTCTACTTTGCTTACTACATTGTAAGCTAACCAAAGTTTTTCTCTGGCTTCTGTTTCTGTTGCACCAGTACTAAATAAACTTTCTGTATATAATTTTTTCAGTTTATCAAAAGACTCTTTTAATAAAGGATTTTCAAAAAGTTGTTTAGCTTTGTTCGCTTGGTTCAACTCCTCCTGGAGCTTGTTCTGTTCGTTGCTGTCCATCTAAGTTATCCACTTGTTGATCTAGTCTGTCTGATGATGCTTGTGCTGCAAGGAAAGTTTTATTTCTATTTGATGTTACTAATTTTTCTATATCAGCATCAGCTTTTATTTTAGCTGCATCAAGTTGTGTATTATACTTCAGCTCCATTTCCTTAATTTTAGTTTCAAAACCTAATATAGCTTCTGCTGTTTCGGCTTTTAATTTTTTAGCTTCTAGTTCAAGCTCTGCAACTTTTCGTTTTTCTTCAGATGCTATTCTAGTAAATTCTATTTTTTCTATTGGAGTTGGTGCTGGTGGAGGACTAGGTTGTACTAAATCTCTACCTTGATCTGGATTAACAAAATAATTTTCAACATTTTTAAGTCCAGCTTCTTCAATAATTTTAGCAAGTGAATTATAAATATTTTTTAAAGTAACCATTGGATATTCTTTGTTACCCTGTAATTGGAAAGCCTGTAATTGTTTTTGTAAAATATTATTTAACATAACAATTTGTTGATCTTTAGAACCCACTCCTAAACCAACTGTTATAGAAATGTTATATCTGTTTTTCCATTCAGTAGGATTAACAGAAACAAAACTATTATTTAATTCTACAATTCTTTCTTTGTCTTGATACTTAACTGTAAGCTCAAATATTCTTTTAAATAAATCTTTAACACCAGTTTCAGCAAATATTCTAGCAATCAATTCCATTCGCATTTGCGATTGGTTCATTAAAGTATTCACACCAGTTGCAGTTTTATTTAAACTGTCTGCGTCTAAACCTTGTGAATATCTTGTAACACCAGTTCTAGTTTCTCTAATAGTATCTAAGTATTCTAATAATGGAAATGCTTGTTGCGAAATAGTTTGATTTTGCATTGGCATCATAACTTGAGATGGTGGTTGTTTAGTTCTAACCACTCCACCTGGTCTTGATGTAAGTAAATCATCAAGATTTACCATTCCATCCATTATGGCTACTCTGTTATTATTTGTTAAATACATATTATCTAACAACTGTCGCATTACAGTTGATTTAACTAACTGAACATCTTCAACTA